GTCAGTTGCACCAAAACCAGCAGCAGCAATAGATTCTGTTGGATTAAAATAAATCTTTTTATTTGTCTTCAGATCAAGTCTTTCTGAATATCCAACATTAACAAATAATCTTCTTGGCGATTCAAATGCAAATGAAGATGCACTATGTGCCAGTCCAACAGTGCCGTCATAGTTTCTTTCAACTCTTAATCTAGATGACTTTTCATCTACATTTAAAACTCTAACCTTTTCATCATTTATTGCATAAATGTCATCTGAACTTATATCAGATATCTCACCAGAGACGCTTATAAACGTTACTATACCAGTTGTAGAGGTACTTCCAATACCTGACCTCAGTACGAGGGTATTTCTTGGAACATTTATTGAGAAGAATCTCTGTAGATTTGTATTTGTTGTGGATAAACCACTTATAGTTACCTCATCTTTATTAATAAATCCATGAGGATCTTGAGCATAACCAACTAAAACCCCAGTAGATCCAGATTGTCCAAACTCAACTCCAGTAACTTGAGTTGTTGCGACACTAACTCCAGTTACAGTAACACCATCAACTCTAGAAACTTTAGCTGTAGCTCCTCTACCACTAGTGTCAGTATTATCAAACTTTACTCTATCATCTACTTTATAACCTAAACCCTTTTTCTTAATCTTAATAGATTCTACTTTTCCGTTTTCAACATCATCAATCGTACTATCATGATCTTGAATGGTTGTTGGGTCAATGTAATACTCATACCTTTGAGTAGTCGAGTTATTATTATATGGAGTAGTATTTCTAATAAGTTTGTTTCCAACTAAATCAAAGTCATCCTGATTGGACACCTTTTTGAAGTTAAAATCGACTGGAGCAGATCTGTACTCATCACCGATAAAATATGGGAACTGCGGAAGTTTATATCCCTTAAATGGACCAACAGATTCTGCAGGACCAGCAGAGACTGTAGCAAAGTATGCATAGGTTCCATTTGGATATTCTGGAGTTACACAGAATCTTCCATTATATTTGTCAAGGTCCCCACTATTTGTAAATACGTAATCATCAATCAAAAATCCTTTAGGGAACTTTGCTACTGGAGGACGATCAGTATCAATACTTCTTTCATATCCAGAGACCATTGCTCTAACAACGCCACCATCTGGTTTGTCATATCCATAGGGACCATATATTGGATTGCCATCATATGCCCAACCAATGATTGGTGAGTGATTTTTAGATGCAACTTCAGCAGAAGATACAGGATCAACAATCAGGTCAGGAACAAACACCTGAGTGTTTAATCTTGTTATCTCCCGATAAACATTCTGTCTGAACTTTCTAGGAGCATAAATGTGACAATATTGCAATCCATAATCTGGATTCAATCCTTCAGTAAGATATCCATCATCATCCGTGATGTTTGGAACGATTAAAGATCTTTCAAACAGATTTATTACCCAGTTCTTAATCTCCGCCTGCAGAGCAGCTCCAGATCCCGCTGGTTGAATATCAATGCTGGTTTTACTATTTGTATAGTTATAACCACTATTTGCAATGAATACATCAACGATAGAACCATTTTTGATGATGGGTGTTAACTCTGCCCCTTGACCATCTCCAATGATGTTGAGAGATGGAATGGAGTTATATCCAGAACCACCAGACCTGACAACAACCTCAATAATAGTTCCATTGATTACAACAGGTTCTAATAATGCACCAGAACCTCTGTTAAAGGTAAACAGTGGTTGTCTATTATCTCCGATAATTTCACTACTACCATATCCAACACCATTGTTGGACATTACAACTGAAGTGATTTGACCTCTTACAACAGGCAATAACTTTGCACTAAAATCTTGATTAGAGAAAGTTGTTATTCCTATAACTCCATTAACAACAACTTTAATGGGTTCATAGTTGAAAGTTTGAATACCTCTTCCCTGAGAGGTTAGATTTACATATTGTTTAGTTTTAAAGTAGAAATCTTTTTCTTCAGTTGTACCATTGCCAAGAATAGAAAGTCTAAAACTGTTGTCATTTACTCTGGTAACATAATAACTGTTGCCATGTACCAATCCAGTTGGAGAAGTTCCCATTGTTGAATGAACAACAATGTCTCCATCAGAGTATCCATGATTCACTACATTAATAGTATCAGAATAAATGTTAATCTGATTTGTAGTGGCGTATATTGCTTTATTTTTATATCCAGATCCAGGACTTGTAACCTTAACCTGATTGATTATTCTCTTTCTTTGCTTAGAAGTGAATGAATGAGTTCCTTCTCCATAAGAAGTGAGATTCACAGTATTGATGCCAGCAATAGCATCCTGCATAGTATAATGCAGTTTTACATATGAAGAACTTTCTGTAGTAGAAACATAATACTCAGAATCCGTTGAAATACCACCAACATTTGCAGCACCATTCGTAGAGTATATTACTGCTTCACCATTTCTGAACTTATGGAAAGAAGAAAATCCTATAGTATTATTAGTTAGATCAACACGCAGTGCGTCTCCAAAAGCATTGAAGTTATTGACATGTTTCACTGTAATCATGTCAGCTTTTGCGGTTGCTCCTTGACCGCCACCGCCAGTTATAGTGATTGTTGGTGTACCGATGTAATCAAATCCACCATCTTCTACAAGGATACTTTCAAAAGAACCCTCTACCCCAAGTAATCCAGTTGCGCCAGTTCCAACTGGATCAGTTATACCCAAAACAGGAGGATTGACAACATCATATCCAGAACCAGGGGATGTTACAATGATATTGTTGATTGGACCATAAAAAATTGAATCTGGAGATTTATAGTTTAAGATCTCAACACCGTTAACCAACATTCCAGTTTGACCAGGAGTTGTTCTATTGGTAACTTGGCTGTTTTCTGGATTTGGGAACTTACGAATAAGTTTTTGTGAGTCTAAAGTTTGCCCAGAAAGACTAAAGACCTCAAACTTATTATCGGTTACTGTTCCAGTGATTTCAATGAATACATTATTAAAGATATTTGCTCTACTTCTATAAACTGAAACTTCATTTGCAGAGATTCTCTTTACAAAGTATACGCCCGCATCAATGTTTAATTTGTTTGTTCCAGTTCCAGGAACATAAACAACAGAGTCTCCAGTGTATAATCCATGATCTCCGATTATTATAACTTCGGCATCGGTATATGTTCCACTAAAAGTAATAGAACGATCTTTTACTTTTAACTCTTGTTTAAAGTATGCTGGAAGAGAAGGTGCTGAAATATAAAGATCATCGTTCAAATCTATGTAAGCATTTTGAACGTTTGCATTAATTTTATTTACGTCAGGGAAGTTAGTTGCGTTTGCTTTTGTGAGATTTTTCTTTACTTCATACGAGAGTCTGGTATTGAGAGATTGTCCAACTCTTACTTGGATTGTAGTATCATTTTCAACAGAAGTAATCTCTCCCAGTGCGGTAAATCCGTTTTGTGCTACTATAGTGAGAATATCTCCATCAAACGCAGTTATTCTATCATATGTCGATAATCTAAAAGTAAAGTCTGATGCATCAACGAGTACTATTGATTTTACATCATAAGTTCCTGGAATATTAAATACCCAGTTGTTTGACTTAGAATCATCAGTTCTTCTGCCAAGAGATTTAATTTTTAAAGTATCTTTATCCTTAAGACCAGCAGTGGTAGTGTCAAATTCTATGTCTGATAAAACAGCACCAACACGAACTGTGATTGGGTTAGTTTCTCCTGGACCTTCATAAGCGTATGCAAATACGTTATCTCTTACAAAAGTTTTAGAGAGAACATCTGGAACATTTGAGCACTCAAAAAACTGGTTCAGTGATTTTGAACCATAGGTAACTACAGTAGGTGTCCCAGTAGCATTATTTAAAACAATCGTTCCTGAAGTAGAAAATCCTACCGTTGAGTCAACATCAAGAATACTAGAACCAGCAGAAACTGCTGTAATAATCTTAGTTTTTGGGTGAACCTTGAACTCTCCAAATAGAGATCCAAATACATCAATATCTTTGTCGTAATCAAAGTCAAGACTTAATCTATAGTAATCTCTTGAGTCTCTAGAAAACTTTTCAACTTTAGTTACAGAACCTCTTGCCTCTTCATAGTTAGAAGATTTATCTTGAAAGAGAGTTCTATTCTGTAGTTTTAAAGGATCTCCACTAATAGCTTCAACTACAAGATCTTTCGTAACGCTATACTGAGCGTTTGATGGTTCAAAAAGATTATCTCTTGGCTTTAAGACTTCTACGTCCTTTCCGTACAGTGCTCTAAACAGAATCTCAAAGGACTGATCAGTTCCTTTGGTCTCATAAAAATCTCTAGACTGCTTTACAAAGACATTCTGGTTAACACCTGAATATAATGTTCTATCTTCAAATCCTGGAGTAATCTGTGCCTTAGTCTTTCTTAAAAACTGATCCAAGAAAAGAACACTAAGGTTCTTTACTGTTGCACCACTAGTATGCTTACCAATAGCAGTATCAGAAAAAACTAAAGAGTCTGGTTTATTTTGACTCTTATATGATGTAATACCAGAAAAACCACGGACACATCCAGTAAATGATGTGGAAGTTTTTCCTGTATATGTAATAACCTCAGAGTTAATCTGAATCAATCCGTAGTTATCTGGAAATCCTGTAGTATCCTCAACCTCAACAGTATCATCAAATCTTGAGACGTTAGATGTCAAACTTGTTTCAAAGTTGAGATTAGTCATCTCATCAACTTTGACATACTTGTCAATGTTGTGAAGAATATCTAATGTGCCACTTTGACTATCAAGAGATCTATAGTATTCTTGTAAAAACTCTGCTACGCGAGGAAAATCCTCCCTTACAAATGCAGGAAGTTGGCTCTCGATTACCGAACTGATTTTTACTCTTTTTACCATTGTATTTTACTTTCTAACTAAGCCTCTAGTGGAGTAGCTTGGGGTTATTACATAATTTGATCCAGAAGGATAACTTCCAGAAGAAATCTCATCAGAAACCATATCAACTGTTGTATTAGTTATATCAAGTTGTAGATAGAGATCTTGAAGACCAATAACATCATTAGATACTGGAGGTGCCGATATCTCAATAATTTCTGCACCTTTTACTAAGGAAGATCCTACTATATTTACAGGATTCAAAAGAATCTCTCCCTTTTCATAATCAATGATTCCCACAGATCTTCTTATAACTTTCACCTGATTATCTGCAAGAAGTCTGAAGAAAAACAGTGATCCAGTTTTTTCATCAGCATTTGGTGTGTCAGAAAGATATACTGTAGAGTTTACACCTGCAATACGGAATCCAGAAGAGCGAATATTATGTCCTGTCTTTCTATTTACCCTGATTGGATTACCATAACAAATTTCATATTCTGAAAACTGATTAAGTCTTGGACGCATATCTCTACGCATCTCAATCGTAGTTATGTTTGATGTAATAGACTCATGTGAGTTATCAATCAAACCTCCAAGTTTACTGTATTTCATTCTTGCGCCATATCTATTTAATTCAGTAGAATCAGCGTATGCTTGAAGATTCTCTTTTACGATTGCAAGAACATAGTTGGCACTTGGTGCCATATTTGGATTATAATAGACCGAAGTATCCAACTCCAGATACAAATACTTCAGATCAGTGATTTCTGGAAGAATGCCAGCAACACTATACTTTCTCAGTTGCTTTACAAGATTTTGTTTGATTCCTTCTGGAACAAATGGACCAAAAGATGGTTTGATTGTAATAAAGACTTTTCCATACTTTGGTGGATCGAGTTCTTCACCACCAAAGACCGATACAGATTCAGCTTCTGGATAGATCTGGGGAATAAGTGCTTCATAATCTGTTGCCGTTACTGCGCGGTTCTGTGATGCATAAATCTTTGGCGCATACTTCTTGATTGAAGCAATCGATTCAATCTTAGAACCACCTATTGCTTCTTGTTCGGTTTTGATTAATGATGTTGCCTCATTTACAACATTTCCATCGTTATCTAACAACCTACCACTAAAAGCGAATGAAGATGCTCCATTGATTTCCTCTCCATGAGTAACATTATAGTTAACTGTGATGGTAGCAGGTGATTCTAACTTCTTACCAAAGACTCCATCACCAAAAATCAGTTCATAACGCTCATCTTCAATTTCTTGTATGAAAAATACTCTTGATGTACTAGTTACATCAAAAAGACTATTTGCAAGAGTGTATGTTACTGCTTGAAGAGGTCCAGTGCCATCTTCATCAACAGATACTCGAATAGATGATGTGTCAATGTTTGGGTTATCAAGAATAAATCTTTGATTTGGATTTGATGCACTTACTGTATATGTCTGAGTTAAGTAAGTACCTTCAAAGATTTCAATATCAGTAAATGTAGCAAGATCATTCTCTACAGGGACGGTAATGTCTGCTGGTATGGTAAATGTATAGGAAGCAGTTCCAGTCGCCCTTGTAGTGGCAACTACGCCCCTCTTGAGAGTGATCTGAACAGGGTTTGTTGATAGGTTTGCAGTGCTGATGGTGAAGGTAATTCTTGCTTTTGCTCCAGTTTTTGATCTGGGGACATATCCGATGTTTCTAGCAAGAGCAACAACATTTTCCCTGAGTGTTGCACTGTCAATAAACACTTCATTGCTAACCATGTTAGCATTGTAAGCACTAATGTAAGTATTATAAGCAAGAGTATCAATCAGGATCGATAAGTTAGATCCCTCATAGTCAAAATCAGTGAAATTTGAGTTTGCCCTCAAATAATCCTTGATTTGTGTTTTTATCTGGTCAAAATCCAGATTTGTAAAATTTACTAGTGCCATTTATCGAACCGACTCTAATGCAAATGTGAGTTCCTGAAGTGTTTCTGGTCTACCTACGATTTCGTATTGTATTTTACACTCAACGATGCTTGAATCATTGTCATGCAGAACAGACACTTCTCTGAGTGTTATTCTTTCCTCATAACGATTCAATACAAACCGAATTTCATCCTCAATGATGTTAGCGGTGATCGCATCAAAGTTTTCAAACAGTGCATCCTTTACTTTTGTACCAAGATCTCTGTTAAAAGGTCTTTCAGCGATCTTCGTCAGCACTAAATTGCGAACAGCACGAGATATTGCACTTTCATTTGTCAATGTAACCAAGTCATTACTGACTGGATGCTTTCCAAACGAAAAACTAATGTCTTTAAAACCGCGACTGACTCCCTCTAGAGGCATTTAGACAAAATACTATGATTCTGTCTTATTTAGACGCGGTTTTTTAGAGTTTAATCAATGAAAGTCTCTGTGGTATCAAAGAATCCTTCGTTGTTTTGTTGATTTTTTGCTTTTTTGCGTTTTTCTGCCAATTTCAAGTATTTTTCACTCTCAACTTCAGTGATAAGAGTCATTCCAGAGTCGATAAAGTCATTTCCTTTGTCAACTGAACCGTCTAGATGCTTTGGATGTCCCATTTTTCCCCCTTTTTTGTATTTATTGAGTATCAAGAGGACGATCCTCTTGTGATTTGTACATATCTTCTACACTTTCTTCTTCTTTTTCACGTTCTTTCGATGTTTTCCAGAAATATTCGTCTTCACGACCCATTCCAAGACGCTCAAAACCATTTTCAACCTGATACCACTCGGTCGAAACCTTAAAATCAGGCATTTTTGGTTCAACAGGTGTCAAACTATTGTCAAAAATACGTAATCTGTTGTTTGGATACAGTGCATATTGCCCATTATCAAGCTCAATTAGGTTATGAGACTTGTGTTCTGCTGGATTTTCACTTGTTGCCCAGTCAACTCCATCAGGATCTTGATGATAATTGTCAATAGTACACACATAAGTGCCCTTTTGAATACCATAATCACGAGTATAACACTCATAATCCATTGAACCAATGAATTTCTTGTCAATCGTCACCACTCCATAGTCCATACAGTTCCAAAACTGTAGATTTGGAAGATTCATATCGGGATCAGGTGTCTTTGGTTCACTTACAAAGGCACTAATCGGTAACTTATCATACATTGCAGCATACTCTGGTAAGTATGTCTCAAAATAAAAAGCACGCCCAGGTATCGATTTACACGACACCCAGACGCCCTTTACAAACTCACCCCATCCACTTTGATGATCAGTGAGATATTCTTTTCTAACCCATACTTCTTGTGAAGGTAAGTTCGCAATCAAACAAGGCATGATAGATACACATTTCTTTATCTATTTAACGACCTTGACCACGATACCTTTTACGAGCAGAGTTCCGAGAAGTCGCGGCATATTTGGTATGCTGTCCTGACCCTTGACGAGTTTTTTTGGGTTTCGACTCAATGTGAGTTCCGCCGCTCAATGATCTCTTTGCCATACTTTAGTTCTCCGAAGATTTTACATTTTTTACAGTTGGGACCATCACATTCCCAACCCTTGTGGCAAAAGTCACAACCCTTGCCACCACATCGCCCACAAATAACATGGGTTTCAGACATCAGATTACCCGAGTCTTTTCGTGCCCAACGCGAATACGAGGATCACACCAGGTCACAATGCCTGCCTTCTTCGCATCCAGACAGAACGATACGTCCTCTCCACACATATCCTGAACCTTACCATCCTCAAAGGTTTGCATCTGAGGAGCGAACCAAGGATAAGTCATCTCAGGATGCTCAAAGACACCGTTCTTGATCATGACCCAACCAAATCCAGTGTAGTCCACAGTGAACGGCTTACGACGCTTCTGCATGGTCTCACAGGTCTCGTGATTCATCACACCACCGTTCTTGCGGAAGTCTTCCTCATCCAACCAGTGAGCAACGCTGGTGGTATGTCCGTCCTCGGTGGCATACCAACCTGCTGCGATCTCTCGCTCCTCTTGTGCATTTCCGTCCTTGTCGGGACCAGGGACTGCGAGATCACACAGTTGCCAGAACTTCTCACTATTAAATACGATATCATTATCAATCCACAACTGATAATCATACTGCAACTTACCATCCCAAGGTTTCTGATCAGGACCACGAAGAACATTTGCACCTAAACACTT